AAGAATACTTTGTAGACTAGACCAGGAATATTTACCAGAGTCTTATCCTTATGAAGTAGCAGGTGGGGCACAACAAGTATTTAGTCAAGACTTTAATTTAAAAAGTATTGATGTAATACCTGTATCAGATCCCAACATGCCAACTGAAGCACATCGTATTGCAAAGATAAATGCAATTATGTCTATCGCACAACAGAATCCTGCACAATATAATATGCAATTAATTAGTCAAGAACTATTTTCTGCTATGGGAGTTGAAGATCCTAAAAGATATTTAGCTCAATCACAACCACCGTTCACTGGCGATCCTATTACTGAAAACATGATGGCTATGAAAGGAATGCCTTTGAAAGCTAGAATGGATCAAAACCATGATGCACATATTATTGTACATGGAACTATGTTACAGAATCCAGCATACAATGAAAATAGGCAAATGGCACAGATATTAATGGCACACATTCAAGAACATCTATCTATGAAGTATAGACAAGAAATGGCGCAGATGATTCCAGATCCGCAGATGCAACAAATTATTATGTCTCCTCCACCTGAACCGCAACCTGGTCAGCCTGGACAACCTGGACAACCTGGTCAAATGCCAGCACAACAACTACCACCTGAGTTAGAAAATCAAATAGCAATGATGTCAGCAGAAGCTTCGGACAAAGTATTACAACTTGATGAAGAAAAAGCTAAGATCATGGCAGGTGAAAAGAAAGATCCACAAATTGAATTACAAGAAAAAGATCTAGCTTTACGTGCACAAAAAATGATGAATGATTTAAAAATTCATGAAGATCAAATGGCCTTAGAAGAAGCACAGACAATTATTAAAGATGAGAATACAGATGAAGATCGTGAATTACGTAAAGATAAAATCATGATGGATCAAATGAATAAAGAAAGTGAAATGAAACAAGAGCTAGTTGAAAAAGCTATGGACGTTGCAGCACAAACAGGCGCTAGTGCAATTAAGATTAGTGGCAACATCTAATGATTTGGTATTTAACAGTAATGTTAACATACGCTGGATTAAACGAATCTAAACTTACCAAATGGCAAGAGCATTCATTTGATGATGATAGAACCTGTCATCTTTTTTTAAGTACTAACAAAGTTGCTTTAGTGGACAGTTTATTAGAACGATTTAGAAATGAAGATGGTAATACTTTAACAAGCTTTGAATTTTATTGTCAGGGTGAAACTATAGTTTTACAGGAAGTATAAATGAAGATATCAGAAAATACCGCAATCAGTATGCCAGCTAGAAATTTAATTTCTATTATCGCTGCAGTTACTGTAGGTGCTTGGTTTGCATTTGGTGTTATTGAAAGATTAAATTCTATTGAAACGCAACTACAACTAATTGAAAAAGATATAGAAGCTGCCAATGAATTCATAGAAGGTGTGCCTAAAGGAGATATGGTTTCTCCACAGATTCAAGAACTATATATGCTGGTAGAATATTTATCTGGCAATGTAGAAAAGATTCAAGAAAAAATTGAAGAAGAAATACCTAACATTAAAAAGAACGCTATGACTATAGAATTTCACGAAGATAGATTAATAGACGTGGAGGATAAATACAATGGGACTAATTGAAGTAGTAGTATTATTAAGTTTATGGACTCACAGTGGAAGCGAACGACAAATAGAAGGTTGGTATCACCAAGATAATTTAAGTACTTGTTTAGGATCAAAAAGATTTGCTGAAAGAAATGCAGGTAAAACAAATAAGTATACATGCAGTGTTGAAAAGTGTTTAATGAAAACAGACTCTACTGGAGCAAAACATTGTGACAAGATAATAAAGGAATAGTATGATAACAAGGGCACAAACAAGTATGACTACAAAAAGAAAACCAGCAGCTAAATCAAAATCAACAGTTAACAAAGCCGGCAACTATACTAAGCCGGGTATGCGTAAGAAAATATTTAGCCGAATCAAAGCTCAGGCATCACACGGTACTGGTGCAGGACAATGGTCTGCTCGTAAAGCACAAGCATTAGCTAAGGCTTATAAAAAAGCTGGCGGCGGGTACAAGTAAAATTAATAAAAGGAAAAAATATGAAAAAATCAAAAGCTAAAATAAAAAAAGTTATTAAAGGTTTAAAGGGTGCTGTTAAAGCACACACTGGTCAACATAAAATGTTATCAAGTGTATTAAAAGGCAATGGCAAAAAAAGATCCTAAACATGACACTGAAAAAAAGTCAAAAAAGTCTTAAGGATTGGGGCAAACAAAAATGGAAGACAAAGTCTGGGAAAAAATCTGCAGATACTGGAGAACGTTATTTGCCAGAGAAAGCAATCAAGGCTCTGACATCTGCGGAGTATGCGGCAACGACAAAAGCAAAACGCCAAGGAACAAAAAAGGGCAAACAGTTTGTGAAGCAACCGAAAAAGATTGCAAGTAAAGTTAAAAAATATAGAAAGACCACATGACCAAAGATTAAAGATTAGCAAGAGCTGGGGTAGCAGGATTTAATAAACCTAAACGGACTCCAAGTCATCCAAAGAAATCGCACGTAGTAGTTGCTAAAGAAGGGCCAAAGATTAAAACAATTAGATTTGGAGAACAAGGCGCTAGCACTGCAGGTAAACCAAAATCTGGCGAGTCTGCTAGAATGAAAGCTAAACGTAAATCATTTAAAGCCAGACACGGACGTAATATATCAAAAGGTAAAATGTCAGCAGCCTATTGGGCTGACAAAGTTAAGTGGTAAAGTAATCATATGATGAAAAGAATGAATGCAATTCTATCACTTTTTAATAGAAAACAAGCTAAACAGAAACGTGAAAAAATGATGAACCACGTTCTTGTTAAGTCAGTGGATACTAATGCCAATGGTACTTCAGGATACACAGTAAAAAATGGACCTAACAAAGGTAAAGTTTTAGGACACATAACTGTGAAACATCCAAACAAAATTTTAACAGGAGAGTAACATGGCATATTTAAACCATAACGTACCGCCGTTTTCAGCGTATATAAAAAACGAATATCTTTTTGATCACACTAAGGGGCACGGTGAGCATACATTTTGTGATGTACATTGTGTAGCTTCTTTAGAACGTAGGGCATTACTATTTGAATGTCTATTACCTAATGGGGTTAACTGGACTCGTAGACCGATTCATGCATTTGTATGGAAGAAGGATGCACCTAAGCATGAATTAAACATTCACCAATACTGGGATTGTTTTTCTTCATATGTAAATGTACAGCGTAGAAATAGATTAGCAAATTGCAGAGCAGAACTAATTGACTGCAAAGGAGTTAAGCGTAAGGGTACTTACATGTACACTATTGACTGGGCATGGGAAGACAAAGCTTCTTTCTTAGATACAAACTTTTCAGAAGATCCAGAACATAAATGTGCACACATGTTTAGAATGGATGAAGGCAACTTCTTTGCATATCCTAACAATAGAATTATCTGGTATGATGATGCATTTATGGAAAAAAGGATTGATGAAAATCCTGGATATTTAATTGACCAAAACTTTTACACAGTGGAGAACACTCGTGAAGATTCATGGACTGATGATTCTTACATGACGCAATTTGAACGTGAGAAGTGAAAATATTCTTTGACCATATTTCGGGCAAACTCACTAATTACGATTTAATTTATTCTTTAATACTAGCCAAGTTTGATCTAGATGAATATGATTATGCACTAGATAATGGATGGATTCCATTGTCTTGGTATCATACCAAACTAGATGGACAGACTTGGATTAATGCCAGAGGGGCAAGATTAGATTTAACTAAATTTAAATTTAATAAAAACAAAAGATACAAATTAAAAAGAAAAGATATAACTGTAAAAATATTTGATGAACTAACAGATGAACTAGAAAACACCTTAGCTGTTATCTATAGAAAATATGTTAGACATAAAAACTTTCATGAGATTAATAATGAAACAGAGAGTGAAGAGTTTTATCGTGATGATCCAATTGATTGGAAATACTTTGTATACTATCAAGATGGTGAGCCTATAGCTTTTACCGAGCTTATTACATTTAATAAACATTTAGTTACAGGACAGTTTGCTTGGGATTATAAAGATCCTAAACTAGGCATGGGGTCATTTGCCACACTCTACGAAATAAAATGGGCTTTAGATAATGGTTATAATAAATACTATCTATCATATGCCTATGAGAATAGCAGTATGTACAAATCTAAGTATGATGGCTTTGAGTTTTGGACTGGCAGGGAATGGTTGAATGACAAGACTATATATAAAAAGCTATGTAATAATGATAATGATATAAAAAACTTTGCAGATCTTAATGATTATCAAGAGAAATATTTCAAGATCCTTGACAAAAGTAAACAATAGATTTATAATACCTAAACAATCTTGGAGAATTTATCATGAATATAGATGATGTAAAGAAATACTTTATATACATACCAGTAGTGGCAGCAGTACTATCATCATTGTACTATGGCATAACTACTTTTAACTCTACTATCCAAGCTATTGACAAAGCTGCTAGCGATATTGAAATGATTCGTAAAGACCTTAGCTACTGGGAAAATGAAATGACCAGAACTAAAGAAGATTTTACTAGAGAGATGACACGTATAGCCACTGACTTGGCTGAAGGCAGTGCTTACATTGAGGCTAGCCGAGACAGCTCTTACAAAACTGCAGACACTGTTAGACAGAACAGTTATGATATTAAGGAACTAACCAGACAATTAAATGGTGGTTGGTAATGGAAATTAAAGTTTATGTTATTGGCTTTTTACTTATCACTGGATACCTCTTATCAGCAAACCAAGTATATGCGGCCAATGAGTATCTCAACAGCAGCAGCGGTCATTGCAGTACCGGCAGCATTGAGCCTTATTTTGATTATACTATAAGAGATAGCGAAAGTCATAGTGGTACCTACTTTACAAATAATGGTGAAGTAACTACTTTGATGTATCCTAATGGGCCAAACGTATCAGATGAATGGCGTGGTGGAGTACGATTTAGATTTAATCTTGGATCCACTTGCAACAAACAATTTAAAAAACACAACAAAGAACTTAATGCTTTACGTATTGAACTAGAGTTATTAAAGCTATGTGGTCGTTATAAAAACTTAGAACTAGGTGAGCAGTTCGCTACAGTACGTGAGAAATGTAAAGACATACAGCCCAAGTTTCCTGATCTAGAGGAACTTGACAATCCCGAATAACTCCTATATAATAAAATTGCCCCCTCTTACAGGAGAACAAATATGAACGCAAATACGTTTAAAGAAAAAATAGATAAAGTACTTACCGAAGCTATCGAGATAAATCAACAACAAATAGTTGGAGGATCTGCAGAAGATTTTGCCACCTATAGGTATATGGTTGGTGTTGGACAAACACTAGCTGATATGAAAGACCGCTTCCATCAAGAGTACGTGAAGATGATTAAACAAGAAACAGGAGAATAAAATGAAGAAAAAGAAAAATGATATGCCAGCTCCGGCTGGTTTCAGAATTTTACTTAAGCCTAGAGAGCTTCAAGAAAGAACATCAGGGGGCATTATATTAGTTGACGAAACTAGAGCTCACCAAAAATTAGCTACCAATGTATCACTGGTAGTATCCATGGGTCCCGACTGTTATGAGGATAAACCTCAAAAATGGTGCAGTGAGGGAGACTGGGTACTTACTGGCAAGTATGTTGGAAGTAAATTAAGATATGATGAAGAGGACTATGTTATTATTAATGATGACGAAGTAATCGGAGTTGTGCCTGATCCAGATAAAATTTCATTAAAATAAAAATAACCCTTGCATTCTACAGTAATATGTTGTAAAATTACAGCATACTAATAAATAGTAGATAGCGTTAAACGTGGGTCGCACCCAAGGAAGGTCTGATATGATAGACGAAAGAATAGAAGATACAGTTGAAGAAGCCGATGAGGTTATAATAGACTTATCTGAAAATGAAGGAGATACTCCTGAAGAGCCGATTAATACAGAGGCTCCAGTCACAGGGATCGAATCTGTAGTTGACGAAGACATAGAAGTAGAGGAAGAGCAATCTAATGAACCTACTGACACTGACTCAGAAACTGAAGAAGAAGATACTGATGATTCTAAAAAAGTATTTGGCAAGCGTGCTGAAAAACGGATAAAGCGCCTTGTTGCACAGAAGAAGGAACTTGAAGAAAAGTTAAAAACTGCAGAGCAAGATAAAGCTTCATGGCATTCTCAAGCACAAAAATTCGAATCTAAAAATAAAGATAATGAGTTAAGTGCAATTACCAATTATATTGATAAACTCGAGAGTCAAGAAAAACAAGCCCTATCAGCTTTGAAGATTGCTAAAGAAAATGGCAACATCGATGAAGAGATTACAGCACAAGATTCACTCGCAAGCGTAAAAGCTGAGACTCTTGTAGCTCAACAATACCGAGCTAGAGCTCAATCTCAAATTGACAAACCCAACGAACAATCTTCACGTAATACTGTTCAAGAAGCTCCAAGACAACCTAACAATTATGAGCCAGCTCCTGACCGCAAGGCAGTAGAATGGCAAAAAAGAAACAAATGGTTTGGTGGTACGGATACTTCAGAAAGAATTATGTCTCAGGCAGCATTAGTTATTCACAAGGAATTAGTAGATGATGGTATAGTACCTGATCAAGATTCTGATGAATACTATAATGAACTTGATGCTAGAATACGCTCAGAATTTCCTGAGAAATTTAAGCAGAAGAATGTTAAGAAGGTTCCAACAGTTGTAGGGGGATCACGTGCAACCCCGGGTAGTTCCAAGGTTAAGTTATCAAAAACGGAAGTTGAGATGGCTAATAGACTTGGAGTAGACCTAAAAGAATATGCACGCCAAAAACAACGCCAGTTAAAGGCGGGAGGATAATATGACAAAAGCAACTCAAAGCAGTCGAAAAAAGAATACACGGGCTTCGACATCTCGTAAGAAAGTTTGGACAGCACCCAGTAAACTTACGGTGGAAGAACCACCTGAAGGGGTCCATTATCGTTGGGTTAGACATGAATTGTTTAACAACTCTGATGATGCGAATGTAAACGGAAGAGTCCGACAAGGCTATGAACCTGTAACACCAGATGAGTTAGGCGAAGATGCCTATCCAGATGTTCTAGATACAGGTAAACACGCAGGCACAGTTCGTTCAGGAGATTTAATTCTTATGAAAGTTCCGCAAGAAATTGCAGATCAAAGAACTGATCACTATAATACTCAAGCTGAGTTAATGGGGAAAGCCTATGCACAAGATCTCAAGAATGCAGGTCAAGGTGATATGCGGGGCATGGACGAATCGAAGACTTCAGTCACAGGCGGAAGTTCAAAAGAAACAAAGTTCGAAGACTAAATAATTAGACATATCTAGTTATATAGTTTTCTTTTAATAATAATAATTAATTTTCTAAAGGAGGAAATTATATGGCTGGATACGGTCTATCACCAATAAGACATGCTGCTGGCGGTACTGTGCGATTAAATAACTATACGGATGCGAATGGTTATCGAATTGCTGCTACTGCACCAACGGCATTTTTCGAAGGCGACCTTGTTACTTATAGCTCAGGCTTACTAGTAACTGACATTGGCGCAGCATCCCCGGGTACTGTTGTAGGTGTTTATTGGGGCGCAGAATATCAAGACAATGTTACAGGCGATGTAAGATTCGTACGTTCAATTGCGAACGGACAAGTCGCTAAAGCACAATTTAAGGCATATGTTTACGATGATCCGTTTACAATCTTTAAGATTCAATCAGATCAAGCAGGCACTGGCTTAACGGCAGCAAACTCAACTGGAAAGCTAGTACAAGTAGTAGCTTCACCAAGTGGTTCGGCAATAACTCATAAATCAGGATTAGTGGCTGATGCTTCTACAGTAGCAACTACTAACACTTTCCCATTATCAGTATATGGTAGTGCAGAGGCTGACGGAGTTTACACTGCTACAGGAACTACTATGGATATAGTAGTGAAAATCAACTCACACCAACACCTAAATGGCGCTACTGGCGTTACAGGTATATAATATCTAGGAGGATATAAAAAATGGCAATTACTAGAGGTCAAATACTCAAAGAATTAGTACCTGGTTTGAACGCAATTTTCGGAACAGAATACTCACGTTACGAAAACGAACACGCAGTACTATTCGATGAAGAATCATCAAATAGAGCTTTCGAAGAGGAAGTATTATTCCCAGGTTTTGAGGCAGCTCAGACCAAATTCGAAGGACAAGCTGTTGCTTATGGCAACACTGGTGAAGGGTATGTTTCTCGTTACACAAATGAAACTGTCGCTATGGCATTCTCAATTACTGAGGAAGCAATGGAAGACAATTTGTATGACAAGTTATCTACTCGATTAACAAAAGCATTAGCACGTTCAATGGCTTCTGCTAAACAAACTAAAGCGGCAAACGTCTATAACAGAGCTTTCAACAGTTCTTTCACAGGCGGCGATGGACAAGAATTAGTATCTAATTCTCACCCATTAGCAGACGGATCAACAGGTTCTAACAGACCTACAACTTATGCTGACCTTTCAGAGGCTTCTCTGGAAACAGCATTAATTGATATCGCAGGATTTACTGACGATAAAGACATCCCGATTGCAGCGCAAGGTCGTACACTACACATACCAAGACAATTGGTATTCGTAGCGGAAAGACTGCTGGCATCTCCGTACAAACCAGGATCATCAGACAATGATGTGAATGCGATTAAGTCTACAGGAATGCTACCAGGTGGCTACCATTTGAATCACAGATTTAGTGATCCAGATGCTTTCTTTATTAGAACTGATGTTCCTAACGGAATGAAAATGTTTAATAGAGCACCTGTCGCTACTTCTATGGAAGGCGACTTTGAAACTGGAAACGTAAGATACAAATCTCGAGAAAGATACAGCTTCGGCTTTTCTGACTGGAGAGGTGTATACGGAAACGAAGGCGTATAACGCACTAAGTAAAGGGGGCAGAAATGTCCCCTCTACTACTTGGACTAAATAAATTTTACTGACTGGCCAAGCAGACGATATAAAGACAGTAAGAATATAACAGGGTTTATAAACCCAAAGGAATAAAACAATATGGCTAAATCAACCTTTAGCGGTCCGGTCAGATCACAAGATGGCTTTCAAGCAATCACAACATCTTCTGTAGGCACGGACACAACTAACTCAACTTATGGAACTAATGCTTCTGTAGGTGGAACATTAACAGTTACAGGCACTCAAACCTTTACAGGTGTTGGGTCATTTGCAGCAGGACTATCTAATCCAACTGGAGTAGTAGCACCTACTGTAGCTAAAGCACAAGTAGCAAATGGTGCTAGTACTGCCTTAGTAAAAAATACACATAACTTAATGCCAGCCAATGGAGCAGCATGTACATTAACTTTACCAGCAGCTTCTGCATCAACAGCAGGTGATGTCATTATTCTAGAATGGCAAGTAGCGGTAGACAATGGTGCTACTCAAAAAATCGGAACAGCTGGCGAATTCTTTTTAGCTAAATCAGCTATCTATAGAACAACTGGAGCAACTAGCTCCGCTGTTGGCTTAATCAAATCTGTAGACGTAGCAGATGGAACAGCTGATGACTTTGCAAACTTTATTGGTTTAACTAACGCAGGTCCAGGGATTGGATCTTATGCGGTTATTACTTATACAGGTGCTCAGTGGAGAATGGAAGCTAGACTTGAAAGTTCTGGTACTGGCGTAGCAGCTAACGTATCAGTATTCGCACAAAGCTAATACTAACACAAATTAATGGGGGGCTTCGGCCCCTCATATTCTTGATTAAGAAGGGAAGAACAATATGGCAGACGTAGTAACAGGTCCAACTATATTACAACAAAACGAAAAACGAGTTACTATTAAATTAATAGTACAATCAGATGGCACAGGAAGTGCTACTGTATTTGGAGATGTTTCAGCAATGAATGCACTACCAGATGGCAGAGCTTGTAAATCTTTAAACGTACAACGATTATGGTTTGCAACTGACAACTCCTCACCAGCATATGCTCGTTTAGATTATGAAGATGATGATGGAGATATTCCTATCGTTGGATTAGTTGGCACAGGCTATTGGGATTTTAGAGAATTCGGAGGAATTCCTGGAAATCAATCCGCAAATACAAACCAAGATGACATTAACCTGGTAGTACCTAGCACAGCAGTTGCAGGCTCCATGTTTACAGTTGTTATGGAATGTACTAAGACATACGTGGAGTAATAAATGAGCGAGCAAACTAACAAAGAAGCAATTATAGAAATTAAAGGCGACCTCAAATTACTCAACCAAAAAATAGATTTAATAAAAGACAATCATCTAGCCCACATGGCGCAAGATATTGATAAGCTTTCTAAATTTATCTGGGTAATTGGCGGAACTGTATTTGCACAAATGTGTTATTTGATTGTTCGTACCTTAATATAGGAAGGACAAAATATGGCCACATCAGGCACACATACATTCAATCTATCGATTGATGACGTAATACAAGAAGCTTATGAAAGACTTGGAGTAAGTTCTAAGGGTGGTTACGATCTAGTTACAGCTAGGCGTTCACTTAACTTACTAATGGTTGAATGGATTAATGAAGGCGTAAATTTATTTACTTTAGATCTAGTTGAGCATGCTATGACCAATGGGCAGGGGCACATTGAGTTTAGTTCTAACATATATTCAGATGTACTGGATGCAGTCATAACAGACACCAATCAAGATCCAGATTCTGACCAAGAAATAGAACGTGTAAGTCTTACAGATTATTTACAACTTCCAAACAAAGCAACAACAGGCAAGCCATCACAGTTTGCGGTTGAGCGTAATGCTCAATATGACGCCAGTGGTGTAGCTTCTCATAAAGTTTATCTATGGCCTGTACCTGATCAAACTTACTACAAATTAAAAGCATGGATGATTAAATATCCAGACGATGTAGCTTGGACTAGCACAGCTGGTGGACAAGTAACAGCTCCATATATTGATTATACTCAAAATGTACAAATACCTAAACGTATGTTACCTGCTATGATTAGTGGACTAACTGTTAAGTTAGCACATAAACATCCTGGTACTGTAGATATAAATAGAAGACAAGAACTTACTGCAGTTTATAGAGATGAATGGGAGAAAGCCAAAGAAGAAGATAGAGAACGAGTAAGTTTCTATGTTCAACCGGCGGTATACTATTAGAGATGGCTCGATACACCAAAGGCAAACATGCAGTAGCAATTGATGACCGTTCTGGTTTTAAGGTAAAACACAAAGACCTTAGAAAAGAATGGACTGGCATGATGGTCTATAAAGGTGATTGGGAATCTAAACAAGCACAGCTTGATCCTTCTAAGTATTTTAAAAATACAGGAAGTAATGTTTTAGAAAATCCTCGTCCTGATAATGATAATGATAGCACTGTAGTAAGATTAGGTCCTTTGAATCAAAACTTCCAAGGTGTTATGCAAATGTACCAAGGCTTAGAAACCTTAAAAGGATTTGTAGTTAACGTTACTGAAATACCACCAGGACAAGCAGCAGGCACTGCCATTGGATCATTTACATTTAGCTCACAAGAAAATCTTACAGGTATTGCAGCTGGATCTACTCAAGGGGCAGTAGGTTTTAGTGCTGCAGAAAATGTTGCTGGTATAGCAGCTGGTACAGCTTTAGGTAGTACTGGTTTGAGTTTTATGAGTACTGAAGTTCCACCAGGTATTGCAGCAGGTACAGCTTTAGGCTCAGTTGTTGTTGATATAGATGGATGGGGCAACAATGCTTATGGTCAAAGCACTTGGGGTGGAGATTAAAATTAACATGAGGATATTATAATGTTTACATATACTACATTAAAACAAGCTATCGAAGATTGGATGGAGAATGATGCAGCAGAATTTACTGCAGCAACAGGCTCAGGTGTAGCTCCATTAGATTTATGCATACAGTTGGCAGAACAACGTATGTACAAAGACATTGATTTTACATCTGGTCAAAAAACAACCAGCGCAACTTTATCAGCTAATACCAATATTGTAGCTGTACCACAAGATTTAATAACAATGAGATGGGTTAGAGTAGCTAATGGTGATTGGATCTACCAAAAAGATGAGTCATTTATTCGTGAATACTGGCGAGCTGGCACTAATGCAACACAAACAGATCAACCATATTACTGGGCATTCACAAATGATGGGTCAGCGTACACATCAGCAGATAGACAAACAAATATACTATTTGCCCCCACTTCATCGGTTGACAAAACCTTAGAGATCAGTTATAATATAAGACCAACAGGGTTATCTTCCTCTCACGCACATTCATATTTGAGTGATTATTGTGGAGATGCTTTACTATATGCTTGTTTAATCGAGGCTGCTACATTTATGAAGGCAGATCAAGAATTAGCCAAGTATCAACAATTATATCAGAGAGCGGCACAAGTGCTAGCTACTGAAGAACAATTAAGAATGAGGAATTCTACACTGGTACAAGGTGAACTTAACGAAGTATCAAGAACAAGGGAAAATAGATAATGGCAATTACATCAGCAATATGCAATACGTTTAAAAAAGAACTTATGACTGCTACGCACAACTTTACTACTACTAGTGGCAACACAATGAGAGTAGCATTAATTAAAGCGCAAGGTAGTCAAACAGGAACGTATAACGCAACAACAACTTCATACACCATAATTACTGGCAACTCAGATGAGTTAGCAAATGGTAATGGGTATACTACTAAAGGTAATGCATTAACAAATGTAACGCCTACAAACGGATCAACTACCGCAACTACTGCATTAACAGATTTCGCAGACACGTCTTGGACTTCTGCAACATTTACAACTAGAGGTTGTGTAATCTATAATGATTCAGCAACTGGTGATCCTGCAATAATGGTAATAGATTTTGGCGCAGATTATTCTGTAGCTGGCGGAACTTTTACAATACAGTTCCCAACAGCGGATGAGTCAAACGCAATTTTAAGAATAACATAATAAATATTTAAAGGAAACATAATATGGCATCAACATGGTCAGAACTTGGCATAAGGCTAATGGCAACAGGCGAAAATTCAAACGCTTGGGGTGGACAAACTAATGACAACTGGAATCGAATAGAAGATGCAGCTGATGGTTTTGCAACCGTTG